ATGTCATTACCAGTAAACGCCGAGACCGCCGCAAAGATCAACGCGATGGAACACGTCGCGAAACTCTACAAGAAGGCAGACGGCGAAAAGAAGGGATTTGTTCTGGCGTATATGGATATCCTCGAAAAAATACTGATGGACGATGGCCGCTCACCGAAGTCTGCGTAACCCGCCTGTGAGCCCAGAAGAGAAAGGAGACCACGATGGCACAATCACCCTTTGAAATACCATCCCCCGTGCTGGAAAAACTCGGCGAACTCAACGAAATTGTAAAGGATCATCCCGTATACATCCCCCCGCAGGTTGCGGCCAAGTTTTTGGGTATGAATCCTGCGACGCTGATTGCCAGCATCCAAGCAAGGCAATGCCCGTTTGCATTTGGCTATCAAAAAACGTTGCATTCGAACGCTACAAACAAAATTCCGTCCGCTACATTTTATCTCTGGTACACGCAGGGCTGGATGTTAAAAATGTACGATGCAGAAAAAAGCACTGCATAAAAGAAAGGATATTGGGAAAATGACTGCCAAACGCAAAGTTAAGTTCAAGCCCTGCAAAGGCTGCGCACACTACCGTTCGGAAACCGGATCGCGCGGAGGAAAAGAAATCTGCCATTACATCCTTGATGCAGGCGAGCCACGCGGATGCTTGCCAGAGAATTGTAATAAGCGGATCACTCGGCTGCCACCGCGCCCAATCCCCGTCTCTCAAACAAAAGTTGAAGAATACTACCTGCGCCGCGCAAAGCTATGTGGAAACAAAGAACGCGCGATCTTTGCGCAGAAGCGATAAGAGGTACCTATGAAACAATATAAAGTAACAATCACCAACGGCGATTACCCATTATCCTACACCTGTGACACGATCGCGGATGCATACGATTGCCTGCGGACATTTTGGTGCAGATACAAGATGCCGGCCTTAGACCTTGATCTGGACGGTCTCATGGAGACGCTAGTGCGGATGCGTGGCGGCGCGCTGCTTGGAGGCGAGTGCAGCGTTTACTCGATCACCGTGCTTGAGGAGGCAGAGCGTGATGCCGATTTGGATTGAGGCCATCCTCGGGTTACTGGCCATCACCCCTTGCGTCGCAGCGTGGAAGACGCTGCCAAAATTTGAAGCCGTGGATGGGGAAATCGAATTGATTGAAGAAAGGAAGTGAAAGCCCATGAAAAAATATCAGTTGGGCGCGCTGACCATTAGCGACAAGGACTTGCAGGACACAAAAAAAGAAATCGTTATCGAATTGATCGACCGTATGCAAAGGTATGTCGCGGAAGGCAAAGCGGCATACGAAAACGGAAGTTACACGAACGAGCAAAAATTAAACGTGATCGAATGCCTTTGCGGCCACTTTTGCGGGCTTTCGGAGTTCTTGAAGATCACGATGGGAGTTGACGTGCGAAGGGCGGACGGATTTCTTTACACGCAGGAAATGTATAACCGATTTCACTACTGGAAAATGAATCTTAAAATCGAGATCGCGAAAGAACAGGAAACGGTAAGTGATGATGGGCATGAGCAACAAAACTAGAAATACAATCACGCATGCTACCGCGCTCGCAAAAAGAACGCCGCCCCCTGACAGTAAAAAAGAAAGGGTAACCAATGAAGAAACCTAAAAAGAAGCCATGTGCAGTGTGTGCGCACTACCGAACCGCGAGCGGGAACGGGCAATTTTCAGAAAGGAGAAGATTTGGAATGCTGAATGCGAGAAAATTGCCGGAGCCGTGGGCTCCTCCGGCACCGCAGGAAATCTATGTGCAATACCTCGGCCCGACCAGCTGGAAGCTGATGGGCCGCAAATACCGGAGGGATGAATCCGATACGCTGACATTAATTGCTACCCTATCGGCAGTTGGGCCGGTTACCGCACAGGCTGCCCACCAGGAGGCAATACGCCTTGCCCGGAGCTATGTCCGGCGTGGGACGGCAGACAGTGTGGTGGTATCCGCCGCCCGGTCGGCCAATGTGCAGCACATCCACATCTACGTCAGGAGCACGCTGTGCCCGGAGGCATCATGACCTGCCCGGTATGCAACGGCAGGCCCGCTGGAGCACAGGTATGGGTACATTGCCCCAAAGCCCAGACTGCGATCTGCATGGATCACTGCTATAACGGATGTCGGTATCATGATACCACCGCGAGTGTCGGTCACTGCAAATACCGCGCCTGTGCGTTGGACAAGCGCAAAGTATTGGATGCTGTGCTCGACGATGGGGAGGAGGATCACTCATGCGCGTGATATGGAGCTTTTGCCGCGGCGCGCTTGCCCTACTGGAGGATGCGCCACAGCCAGGCGAATCGGATTACAGGGAAAAACCTCCAGTCTACCTTGCTGTCAAAGGCTGCCGCGCGTCTGCGGCGATCCCAGGAATATATCAATACGATACATTGTTAGAGCGGTCGGAGAACCTATTGATCGCCTGGAACCGCCTCGAAAGCGCGTGGGAAGGCGCGATGCGCCGGAAGATCGGGGACGAACTGGAGCGGCAGGGGCGTAATCGATACACCGGAGAAAAAACATCGAGAGGAGTATAACCATGGCATTTGAACAGAAGGACGAGCTTTACCGGGTGATCGTTAGGGATCCGAAACTCTCTCCGGAGGAACTGGCGAAGCATCACAAAGATCTATCCACAGCGGAGACTGAGCTATATGTGAAAGCGTATGCGGCCCTGGATGGCGCGGAGATCATCGTCAAAAAGTGCCCAGATGGTACATATTGCATCTGGGACTGGACCGAAAACGTCGATGCGCAGGTTCGCGACGCTTACTATGCAATTGAGCAAGACCGGGTATTTGGCGCATATTGCGGCGCCCGAGAAAGCTTTGAAAGGGCATGGGAAGAAGGCTGGGCGATCAAAACCGAAATCACGCTTGCAGAGGAATTCTTCGAGATCATCGAAAAACTTTGAGAAAGAAGGAACAACCATGCTCACCGAAGAAGCTGCCATCAAACTGATCCTCCAAGAACTCGGCGCATCGCCCAATGCACTCCGAGCGACTTTGGTACACAATGGTGAGATCAAAATGTATCTTGTCCATATGGGGCACTATGACGTCAAAGTTACCGCATGCGATGAAGAAACCTTGCTCATGACCATTTGGCGCAGCGGCCAAAGCATCAGCACCTATCACAATGCACAAACCCTGAGAGAGGAGAAAACCCGCACACAGATCGAGCGCCGGACCGCATATGCAGAAGCTGTCCGCAATGCAATCTTAGAAATGGGTTTGGAAGGCTGCCGGGAATTGATCGACGCCTGGCAGGATTTCTGCCGAGATGAACATGCGGTAAATACCAAAAATAACAATACATAAAAAATGGTCTGATCTCAGCAGCCACTGAGATCAGACCTCATAAACCAGCAGAGCTTCCCGCCCAAACCTTACATATAAAGTATAGCATTTTTGTGGCGGGAAGTCAATTTTTTTCGGGCGCCTTCGGGCGCCAATGCGGCTTGCTCACAGTATTAACACTCCGACGTGAGCGCGACAGAAAGAAGGGACGGAGCTCGCCATGTACCTACAGAAAACCTACCGGGCCGGAAGGACGATTGAAGTGCAAAAACTTGCCATCCGAAAGCATCCAAGGGGCGCACGGCAGAAGCGGCACAGGCCCACGCCGGAAGCAATGGCGGCATACAACAAAAAGCTTGCCGAGCGGGAATTGACCCGGCTACTCAATGAAAATTTCGGCCTGGGCGATCTGAGCATTATGGGAACTTATCGCAAAGCGGAACGCCCCACGCCAGAACAGGCAAAGAAAGATCGAGAGAAGTTTTTGCGCAAACTCCGAGAATATTTTCGGCGGCGTGGAGATGAACTGAGGTATGTGGCGGTGACCGCCTACGGGGAACGAGGCGCAATCCATCATCACTTTGTCATCAGCGGGCTGGATTATCGGGATTTACAATCCATGTGGCCGCATGGCCGAGTGATCGTATCGCCCTTGGATGAAACGGGCAATTACTGGAGGCTCGCATATTACTACGTCAACCAGTTGCATACATCTCCTCTGACAGGAGAGGAAATCAAGGGGAAGCGGTGGAGTTGCAGCAAAAACCTGCGCCGCCCTCCCCCGAAAACAGAGGTCAGAGAGGCGAGGACGTGGCGGGAAGAGCCAAAGCCAATCAAAGGATACTACATAGACCCGGATAGTATCGAGAGCGGGATATGCCCGCTGACCGGGGAGCCGTACCAGTTTTACAGAATGGTGATGCTCATACCGGGCAGGCAAGGAAAAGAAAGGATGAGGAGGAATCAATGACCATCTTTGACCACATGACCACAGCCGAATACCGCGCTTATCTCCAAAACATTGAGAGCGGGCAGCATGAACCCTCCGAAGAAATTGGAGAGTTACCCTCCTCCCATTTTGGGCGCATGAGCGCCGCCGAATACCAAGCGATGCCCCATCCCCAAAAGCAGCCCGCCCAGAAAAGCGCACCACAAAAGAAACCTACCCTGCCCATCCCGACCGAAAGCGAAGAGCAACAGGCTGTGATGAAATGGGCAGAAGCGGCGAGCGGGAAATGGCCGGAGTTGCGGCTACTCTACCATGTGCCGAATGAGGGCCGGCGCAGTATGGCCACCGGTGGGCGGTTGCGTGCAGAAGGGCTAAAAAGCGGCGTGCCGGATCTCTGCTTGCCGTCGGCACACGGAGAATATCACGGCCTGTATATCGAGATGAAACGCACAAAAGGAGGCAGGGCGACCCCGGAGCAAAAGGAATGGCTGGAGATGCTGGAGGAGGAAGGCTACAAAACGGAGATTTGTAATGGCGCGGATGCAGCGATTAAAGCTATTGGAACGTATCTCTCCATGCCGAAACAAAAATAGCTCGAATATCGAGCTGACAGAAACCATTTGGATGAACTTTGAATATCAATTGAGATTTTAATAACAGCGTCCGGCCCGATCACCCGGACGGAAAGCCCCGGGGCCTCTGGAATGGAGGCAATATGAAGCATATAGGAATCCATGATGCAGAGCAAGAGTATATGAAACACAATGCGGTGCAAAAAGAATTTGCGCAACGATATGTATTTAGCGGACGCTACCGGAAAGAAAGCTGGAAGGAATACCTTGATAGGCACACAAACATGGAGGCAGAAAATGGATTTTGAGAAAAAATCAATCGAACGTTTACAGCTTGGCTCGCGAATAAGCCTTGCGCATTATCAAAAGCCGCTATTACTCACCTACAGCGGCGGGAAAGACAGCGACGTATGCTTAGAATTGGCACAGAGAGCGGGAATACCGTTTGAAGTATGCCACTCCCTCACGACAGCCGACGCGCCACAAACGATCCAACACGTCAAAGCCAAATTTAAAGCGTTGGAACTCAAAGGAATCCACTGTGAAATGATTTATCCAGTCTATCAAGGGAAAAGGACCTCAATGTGGCGTCTGATCGAAGAAAATTTTATGCCGCCGACAAGGGTTGTGCGATATTGCTGCGCAGTGCTTAAAGAAACGGCGGGAGACCATCGCGCCATCATAACCGGCGTGCGGTGGGACGAAAGCAACGCCCGTAGTAATCGCGGAGAATTTGAAGTGATTGGCGCAAAAAAATGCCGCGTCTCTATAATGCCTCGAGAAGAATACGAACAGATTTATCTTAGCGACGAGCTATATCTAAACAACGACAATGACGCTCGCCGTAAATGGATGGAAAACTGCATGAAGCAGCGAAAAACCACATGTAACCCCATCATCGATTGGCCCAATCATGTTTTATGGGGCTACATCCACGCGGAGCGTATCGACACCAACCCGTTATATCAATGCGGATTTTCCCGCGTTGGCTGCATCGGCTGCCCAATGGTAGGGGATAGGCGATATTTCGAATTTCAACAGTTTCCCAAATATGAAATGATGTACAAACACGCTTTCGCGAAAATGTTAGAACGGCATAAGCCCAGGCTGAAAGACAACGCCACATGGAAAACCGCAGATGACGTTTGGAACTGGTGGATGAATGATAAAAATCTGGATGAGCAGATAGAGATAGGCGATGTATGAAACACTTGACGCATCTGTCCCTCTTCTCCGGAATTGGAGGGCTTGACCTGGCAGCCGAGCGGGCCGGCTTCCGCACGGTTGGACAATGCGAATTTGCGGACTATCCGTATCAGGTGCTGTGCCGGCATTGGCCGGATGTGCCCAAGTGGCGGGATATATGCACGCTGAGTGGAGGCGATTTTTATGACCGAACAGGGCTGCGAACAGTTGACGTTCTTTCAGGCGGGTTCCCCTGTCAACCGTTCTCCGTCGCCGGGAAGCGAAGAGGCACGGAGGATGACCGTTACCTCTGGCCGGAAATGCTTAGAGTTATCAAAGAGCTGCGGCCTGCTTGGGTTGTTGGAGAAAACGTTGCTGGAATCATCAATATGGCGCTCGACCAGGTGCTATCTGACTTGGAGGCCCAAGGCTACGAAACAAGGACGTTTGTTATTCCAGCTTGCGGTGTCGATGCCCCGCACCGCAGAGACAGGGTCGCAATTGTGGCTTGGCACAATGACGGCAAGCCAAACGGGAGGAAACCACTCGCTGCGATCCCCAGAGAGGATGAGAGGCAGAACTCCAAGTCCTGCGGAGTTTGTTATGATGTGGCCCACCCCGAGAGCGCAGGAATCGGGGGATTATCAGTACAGTGCAGGGAATCACGACAAGCCCACGCCGACGCTCTCCGGCGCGGTAAAACTTTGGCCGACGCCGACGGGGCGCTGCGGAACCGGCGTGAGCAACTCAGCGATGAGGCAAGGTGGGGAGGATTTGCAGACGGCGGCTGGTGGCCTCCTGAACCCGGCGTGGGTAGAGTGGCTCATGGGATTCCCCACAGGGTGGACAGACTTAGATGCTTAGGAAATGCGGTAGTTCCAGCACAGTTCTATCCGATTTTTAAGGGAATTGCGGAATTGTTTGGAAGGGAGGTGCAAAAATGAAATGGAAAATCCGCTACATGGCGTATAGCGCCATATATACCGCCCGTATCCACGCCAATGCGATGTGCCGGTTGAGATTCCTGGCAATCAAGGCCATTGCAAAGCCGGAATACTGGCCGTTACATTACAAATGGTGCCCTACATGCAAATATCGCTGTTTGCAGCGAGCAGGCGTTTATGAGCGGGCGCGCGATGCATGGGAAAAATACGGAATATACATTCCAGCATCGCCAACAGAAATGGAGATGAAGTAATATGCCATTACTCAATTACACAACCAAAGTAGATATCTACACGACATTAGGACAGATACAAGGCCAACTGGTCAAGCACGGCGCCAAAAAGATATTGCAGGACTATGACGACGGCGGGAGGATCACGTCTATCTCCTTTATGATTGACACGCCTTTTGGGACGCGCGGAATCCGCCTCCCTGCAAATGTGGACGCAGTACATAAAGTTTTGATAAGGCAAAAGATTAAATGTGACCGGGAGCAGGCCGAGCGGGTGGCGTGGCGGATCGTCAAAGATTGGATCGAAGCTCAGATGGCGATCTTGGAATCCGAAATGGTACAGATGGAGGAAATTTTTTTGCCATACATGATAGGCGCATCAGGGCAAACCTTCTTTGAAACTTACCAAAACAATCAGTTACAAATTGAAAGGGAGTATAGCAAATGACAACATCCAAAGAATATTGCGATGTGATCTGCGACGCTATTGATACATATGGCCGAGAGGCGCAGACGGATATATGCATCGAGGAGTGCAGTGAACTAATCAAGGCCCTACTCAAATTCCGGCGCTTACCACTGGAGGAGCGGTTTGCTGTAAAGGGCATGAAGGTTCTGGAAAATATCCAAGAGGAGATCGCAGATGTGCAAATCATGCTTTGGCAAATGGAATTGCTTTATGGGCATGGGTGCACGGAACATGAAATTGAGCGGAAGATAGATCGGCTAAAAGAGAGAATAGAAGGAATTAGAAAACCACATCAGGAGGCGAGCGGGCGTGAATAAACAGCCAGGTCAAATCGACCCGATCAAAGAGATCAATATAAAACTACGTCTATCAAATAATCAGGGACTATTTCACGATAGCAGAGCCGATGCGCGTACTTGTATGGAGGCGCTGAATATCTGCATTGACAAAATTAATGAAATCGTGAAGGCTATAAACGAAATCAAAATCGCAGATGATGCAGGAAAATTGACAGCGGATGCACATGTAGGATCTTATGAGAAACAAAAGTAGATGGCGTTATAAAATTCAAGTCTAATTGCATGCAAATGCTGCAAATTCGGAATGATGAATATATTCTTATCCTCCGACATCCTGAAAGAAATTGTGATATGACCGATGAAACTCAAACATCGAGAACGCGAAAGAACCAGAAAGGGAGTGTGAGAGTGGACACAACGCGTGTTATCCAACTGCTAAAGTATTATGGGACCATAGACAAAGAAATCGAACTTCAAGCGCAGGAAATTAGAGATGCGGAAGAAATATGCTATTCCGTTTCTGGTGTAAATATGGATGGGATGCCGCGTGGAAAATATAGATTTCGCAGCCCAACCGAAGAGACTGCGATCCGGGCGGCACAAACCGACGCAGAAATAATTAGACAAATGAGGGAGCAGTTAGAACGGATGAAGCGATTGCGCTTTGAAATCCAGGGCGAATTAAAAGCGTTGCCAATAGACGAGCGTAAAATTATCATTAAAAAGCATAAAGACAACAAAGGGTGGAAAGAAATCGCGAAATATATCAATTACAGCGAAAAGACATGCAGCAGGCATTACAAAAGTGCTATTAATATTTTAGCCGCCAGATTTGAGCAAAACACATTTATTGCAGGTTATAGAATGCCTATTAAATAATGTCCGTTAATGTCCGTTAATGTCCAGACATGTCCGATTTTACCTGCTATAATAATAGTGTGGAGAGTGTGAGGGCTGGCGCTCTTCGTTCGCCTGTCCGGGGCGGTAGTACCGGGCCTTCATATATTCTATGTCGGCGCTGCCTGGAGACAGCGCCGACGACATTTTGCGGAGGAAATCAGATGGATGGCCAGCAGGTAGCAGCATGGGTTGTGGGACTCATCAACAGTAACAATGTGCATGCCTTTTACATCTCCAAGCGATGGCGACGGCTGCGAGCTGAAGTGCTAAAAGAACAGCATGGGGAATGCCAGGTTTGCAAGAGTAAAGGCAAATACACGCCTGCTGATACAGTGCATCATATAAAGCCGTTGCGAAAGTGTCCAGCGCTTGCACTCAAAAGAGATAACCTGATAGCCTTATGTGAATCATGTCATTACGAAATTCATCACTCAAAAGACCAAAAAAATAAATGGAACGATGAGCGATGGTGACCCCCCGGCCAAAAATTTTGAAAAGCGGTCAATATAGGGGATATCGGGAAATAGGGTAGACAATTCCGGGCACTCGCGCGCGCGAGGGATTTTTTTATGGGGAACGAGATCATAAAATTACCGAAAAAGCGGTACCAGTTTCATGTCATGAGAGAAAAAAGCAAAATTGAAAGTCTGTGCTATGATTTGCCAGACAGGGAGATCAGAAAGTATATCTCAGTCGGAGGATTTAGTGCGATTAGTTTTATCAAAGTGGTCGCGGATCAGGCTAAAATTTATCGTATGACGGTATCCACCCTGCGCGTCGGGAAAAAGCATCTGATGGTTTTAAATGAGTTACATCGACAGGGTAAACTTGAGAACGCAACATTTATTGTCGGAAGTTTAATGAAAAACGATAGCGAAATTGGAAAATCGTATGGATATTACACCGATTTGCAGACGACGTGTGAAAGAAATGGATGGAGGATTGCTGTCCTCAATAATCACTCAAAGGTTATTTTATTAGATACCTCAAAGGGCAAATTTGTAATCGAAACGTCCTCAAACTTAAACGAAAATCCAAGCATAGAGCAGTTTAGTTTTGAAAAAAGTGAACCGCTCTATAATTTTTATATGGGCGCATTTAAAGAGATCACGGGAGGCGAAATAAAGTGAGAATTAAAAAAGGCGATGTGCGCGAATCGCTTATTGAGCAGCTCAAGGAGAAAGGCGCGGATGTCGCTTGCTTTTCAGATCTGATTGAAGATTATATGAAACTTTGGAGCATCAAAAATAAACTCGTGACGGACATTAACAAGCGCGGAGTCGTATATGAAGATGTGTCGTCGGTCGGAATTCCCATGAAAAAAAACAACCCCTCCGTCAAAGAAATTGTTAACGTAAATCGGCAAATGCTTTCCATCCTCGAAAAATTGGGAATCAGCACGGAGAAGTGCGTTGCATCCGGGGATGATGACGGTGACTTATGAAGTCGAAAACTATATTGAATACGTCAGATCAGGGAAAGTACCGGTTTGCAAGGAGCAGTTCGCATTATGTGACCATGTCGAAAACTGTTTTGAAGAGGAGGATATCCATGTCGATGAACAGCAGTTAAAGCGATATCTAGGGTTGCAGCAGTATTTTCCGTTTCGCCTTCTTCCGTGGGAGACTTTTGTGTTTGCTTTGCATAATTGCACTTATCAGGATGACGGCGAACTTCGCTGGCCTATTTTATTTCTCTATGGCGGTCGTGGATTTGGAAAAAACGGTTATGAATCGTTTGAGTCTTTTGCGTGGTCTACCCCTATCAACGGTGTTCAGAATTACGATGTGGACATTTTCGCCACATCGGAAGATCAGGCCAAAACCAGCCCGGACGACATTCGTTCTGTGTTGGATGCAAACAAGAAAAAGCTTGAGAGGTATTTCAAATGGAACGTTGAATGCATCACGAATTTAAAGACCGGGTCGCGCATCCGATTTCGCACGTCGAGTTATAAGACCAAAGACGGAGGCAGACCGGGCGCGGTCGTGTTTGACGAATACCACGCTTACGAAAACTATAAGATGGTGGACGTTGCCACAACAGGGCTCGGCAAAAAGAAGCATCCGCGAAAGACCATCATCACAACAGACGGATACATCCGGGGAGGCCCACTGGACGATCTAAAGGAACAGGCGCGGGGAGTCTTGTTCCGAGGGCAGGATGACGGAGGCATGCTGCCTTTTATGTGCCACCTGGACAGCATCGAAGAGGTTGACAAACCGGATATGTGGGTAAAGGCAAATCCGTCCCTAGCGTACCCTGAATTTGGAACGCTGCTCCGGGAAATCAAGCAGGAATATGCTACTTACAAAAATAGCCCGAATCGTGCCGCATCATTTGTAGTAAAAAGAATGAATATGCCTGCCGAGCGGGAAGATGAAGATGTAACAACGTGGGAAAATGTGCTCGCTGCAAGTCGCCCGTTGCCAGACCTGACCGGATGCCCGTGCGTAGCCGCAATCGACTACGCCAAAACGCAGGATTTAATTGCGGCGGGTCTACTGTTTAAAAGAGACGATGTGTATTATTGGATCACGCACTCATGGATTTGCAAAAACTCGCTGGATTTGCCGCGCATAAAAGCCCCACTTGAAGAGTGGGAGGCGAAGGGCCTCTTAACGTTTGTGGACGCGCCTGAAGTGTCGCCGGAAATCCCTACGCAGTGGGTTGAAGAGCAGGCGAGAATTTATCAAACTACCGTAATGGGGATGGACAATTTTAGATACACATTGCTATCAGCGAGTTTAAAACAACATGGATTTGACACCGAAAAAGGCGGGCGCAACAACATACGCCTGACGAAGCGCGTCACGCAAATGCGATGGGCACCCGTCATTGCCAGTTCATTCGCAACGCAGCGGATTATATGGGGGGATAATCCACTTATGCGATGGTACACATGGAACACCTGCGTTGCGACCGACAAAGACGGGAACATGGTTTATCAAAAAAAAGAAGAGAAGTCACGAAAAACAGACGGCTTTATGGCTCTTGTGCACGCCTTTTGTGCCAGCGAGGATTTACCGGACTGCGGAAACTGCTCAGGGAGCTATGATGAAGTACAAATCTACAGCTATTAGGAGGGCAAGATGAAAAGAAAGCCAAAAATTGAAGTTGAGGTTGAGGTAAACGGGATTGATGAGGCGTTGAAAAAGGCGTACGAACTTAAGACGGTATGGCAGAATATTAACCGCCTTATCGATGAAGCAAAATCAAAAATATGAAAAGCAAGACCTGAAAATCTTAGTAGAAGGAAGGTGGATGGTTGCGGATTATCGAATGGATACGCGATATATTTGGCGAAAAGGACACGGTCACGCTTGCGGAGAAAATTGAGACGCAGCAGTATAAACTTGCAATCGAAGATTTTGCGATCCAAATGTCGATTAACCTGATAGCGGGTGCTGTCAGTAAGTGCGAGTTTAAAACTCTCGCGAAAGGAACTCCGGTCAAGAAAGGCGATCATTATGTCTGGAACATAGAACCGAACATCAATCAAAACTCATCTCAGTTTATCGGGGAAATCGTGCGGAAACTCCTGTACTATAACGAGTGCCTTGTCATCGAGCAAAACGGGCAGTTGATCGTAGCGGATGATTTTGTCCATACGGAGTATGCACTCTTTCCCGACACCTTCACCAGCGTCCGACGCGGGGAGCTCACCTTCCAAAAGACCTTTTATGCCGGGGATGTCATGTATTTTAGATACTCAGAAATCAGCATACGTGCATTACTGTCAAGTTTGATGAAAGGATATTCCGACCTCCTGTCGATGGCGGTTAACAAATACAAACGAGCAGGCGGAAGAAAGGGCATTGTAACAACCGAGACAACGCCGCAGCAAAACGACGCATGGCAAAAGGCTCTAAACGACCTTTATGGGAATCGTTTTAAATCCTATTTTAAGGAAGAAAACGCCCTTGTAGTCCTTCCGAGGGGAATTAAATATGACGAGATTTCAGGAGAAGGTAGCAAAAAATCCACCAGCGAGGTAAATGACATCGCAAATATCACGAAAGAGGCATTTATGCGTGTTGCACAAGCATTTAAAATTCCGCCCGCTCTCCTGCAAGGAGAGATTGCAGACGTAGAAAGCTTGGTAGACGAATTTTTAACATTTTGCGTCGATCCCTTGTGTGATCTCATCCAGACGGAGATCAACCGGAAGTATTATGGAAAAGAGGCATATATTAACGGTTATAAGCTCATGATCGACACAACATGCGTGAAGCACATTGACGTTTTCTCGATCGCAGATAAGGCTGATAAATTGATTTCTGCTGGCCTTTACAATATCGATGACCTGCGTGAAAAGTTGGGCGATGTACCGCTCAATACATGGTGGAGCCGTATGCACTGGATGACTAAAAACTATGCGGACATTACAAAATTACCTGCAGCGGGAGGGGGTGAAGTAAATGAAAATTGAAAAATCCGGAAAAGTGACTGGGCTTGAAGTTGATGACGCAGAACTTGAAAAGATTAATCAGCTTACCTTGTCGCCGCTAACAGCAGAAGAAGTCTTTGCTTTCCGAGTGATCGCGTGTGGAAACGACATTGACCGTGATGGTGAGGCGTTCACAAAATCGGCGCTGGAAAAACTATCTGAACTGTACGTCGGGAAAACCATGATTACAGATCATGATTGGTCCGCAAATGGCCAGATCGCTCGCGTATACCGAGCAGAAGTTACAACCACGGGAGCGAAATCCAAAACCGGCGAGCAGGGCGCACAGCTCATCGCCTATTGTTACATGGTCAGAACAGACAAGAATCAGGGTTTGATCGCGGAGATTAAAGCCGGTATTAAAAAAGAGGTATCCATTGGGTGCGCAATTGGCCGGGTGACCTGCTCGATTTGCGAAGTGGATAACACAAAAACGTATTGCGAGCACCGCGCAGGCGAGGAGTATGATGGGAAAACCTGCTATAAAGCCCTTGACGACCCGAAAGATGCATATGAAATCTCATTCGTCGCCGTCCCCGCTCAGCCGGAGGCTGGGGTGACGAAGGATTACGGAGGAAAAAAGGAAGAAGCTCCGCCGCAGACGCTCATGAAGAGATTACAAGCAATTTTTGCAGGCAAAGAATAAAAAATGGAGGTATCAGACATGCCGAAAAGCAGTGATTTTACGAGAGACGATTTTCGCAAGAAGTTTTCCGACGCGCTCAAAACGAGCGACGAGGAAAAGGTTGCAGAGGTGTTTTGCTCCTTTGCGGAGGAAATGCGTAAAGGAATCGAAAATGATTATTTGGAATATCAGAAGACGAAGGATAATGCGATCCTTGAGAAACGTGGCGTGCGCACACTGACGGCGGATGAAACCAAATTTTACAAAGCACTCATCAAGGCGGCCCGAGAGGACAGCATCGAAAAAGGATTTGAGGGTCTTGAAAACGCCTTCCCCGAAACGGTTATCGATCAGGTGCTTGATGATATCAAGACCACATTTCCGCTGCTTAACGCGATCAGCATCCAGAATACGGCGACGCTTACAAAGATGATCGTCAACAAAAAGGGTGTGCAGTTTGCAGTATGGGGGCCGCTAGGGAGCAAGATCACTCAAGAGCTGGAAGGCGCAATCGCAAAGGTGGAAGTCGGCACAAAGAAGCTTACGGCCTTTATGGTTATTTCAAAGGACATGATGGACGCCGGGCCGCAGTGGATCGACGCATACGTCCGTGCTGTACTCGCGGAAGCACTCGGCGCTGGTTTGTGCAAGGCAATCATTGCGGGCACCGGTAAAAACGAGCCAATTGGCATGATGAAAAATCCGGACGGAAGCGTCACTGAAGGCGTATATCCCGACAAAGAAGCGGTGAAAATTACCGATCTCTCACCGAAAACAATTGGAAGCATTGCAAAGACAATCTCTAAAGGGCCGAATAACCGTAAGCGCGCCGTCCCGAGGCTGATGATGGCGGTAAATCCGACCGATTATTTTGATAAGGTCATGCCTGCGACAACCTACTTAACACCCAATGGGACTTACGTCCAAAATGTCATGCCGTATCCTACGGACATTGTGCAGGATGTTAATGTCCCGGATGGAAAGGCAATTTTTGGCCTTGCGAGCCGATATTTTATGGGCGTTGGAAAAGGCGGTGCGGGCGGTAAAGTTGAATACTCGGACGAAGTGCGCTTTTTGGATGACGAGCGGGTTTACATCACTAAAATGTACGGCGATGGAATGCCGCTTGACGGAAACGCCTTTGTCGTGGCAGACATTTCCGGATTAGAGACAACCAATTATGAGGTGACGGTCAAGCAAAAAGAAACATCCACATCCTGACGGGTGGTGTGAAAAATGGAACTATTTGAAGCTGTGATGCAAGAGTTAGATATCACGTGGGATGACATATCAACGGAAAAACGCATTGACGGCTACATCGCGAGAGGAAAGGCGCGCCTGGAGCAAATCGCAGGCGCGCCGCTCAATTTTGACGAGGAAGGGGAGCCGCGTCGGCTCCTACTCGACTATTGCAGATATGCAAACTCGCGCGCACTAGAGGCGTTCGAGCGAAATTTTGCATCCGATCTGCTGAGTTTGCATTTGAATGCGCAGGTGAAAGCCAGTGAAACCGAAAACGCCGAATGAGTTTTTGACTTTTAATGATGGGTCAATCGAAATCATCCGGGAAGGTAGCAGAGAAAGGCTGAGGCTACACTATGGAAACCGCGTTGTTGGCATCAAACGCCATTATGCCGCCCGCACTGCGGGGACGGAGATTAGCAAACTCATCCATGTCCCGCGCGTACCGGGAGGCATATCGCCGCAGGACAATGCGATCATAGACGGAAAAAAGTACAAGATCGAACAGGTGCAGGCGCTTGACGATACCAACCCGCTGTGTTATGTCCTTACGCTCAAAAAATATGGGATTGTGAGGGGATAGCGTTGGGACAGATTGTCGGGATTTTGGATTTAGAGGACGCAATCGAAAAAGAACTGGAAGCTTATGAAGCCGGGGTATCTAAAGCTGTAAAAGACGGAGTGGCAAAAACAGCCAAACAGGTAAACCAGACGATTAAGGAGCACGTTACATTTGGAGGCACAGGGGAGTATGTTAAAGCTTTTCGGCTGTCAAGGACGATTGAAACGCCCTATCAAAGATCGTATACATGGTACGTTGCGGCACCGTATTACCGCTTAACGCATTTATTGGAAAACGGACACGCTATACCGTGGGGAGGCCGTTCCCGCGCCTTCCCACACATCAAATACGGAGAAGAACTCGCGGAATCGAATATGCTCGAAATTGCGAAGGAGGCGGCACAGAGTGAATATTAAATCTTGGCTCGAACAGACGGGAGAGCCGGTTGCGGAAACCGCCTTTACCAAGCAAATGCAAGCCCCGTTTATTGTTTATCTGGATGATACAAGCAGGAGGGGGCACGATTTTGGAAACCTCCTGACGGTGCATAACCTAACGATCGAGCACTACACAGAGGACGGGAATGACGAGTCAGTTGTCGATCTTATCGAAGCAGCGGGAATCCATTACGAAAAAGAACGGCAGTGGTTAAGCAAAGAAGAATGTTTTCTGACATTGTTTTATCTCGACGAAATTTTAGAAAAGGAGATCATCACATGAAAAGAAATCCCAACACTATTACACTTGGAAGCGGAAAGCTTTACATCAAAGAGTTTAAGGAGAGCATCGGAGATGTTGCCCAACTTATCAAGGACATGGCGACAGATGAGTTCCTTTTGGGGCGAATTCAGGGCGGCGCGAGTTTGGAATATAAGCCGAATTTTTACACGGCAAAGGATGATTTTGGGTATGTTACCAAAACAATTATCACGGAAGAAGAAGCGACGTTAAAAAGCGGGATTTGTACATGGAACGGCGCAGTGCTTGAAAAGCTTTGCGCAACTGGTCGGGTCACAGAGGATACCGCAAACGGGCTGCGTATCGTGAAAATTGGTGGGATCAGTAACGACAACGGAAAAATCTATGTCATCCTGTTTGAGCACAAGGACGCAGAATATGGGAATGTCTATCTCGCTATCGCTGGCCGCAATACCGCTGGATTCTCGCTCGCGTTCGCAAAAGACAAGGAGACTGTCATTGACGCTGAATTCTCGGCGCAGGCATGTGACGAGGAGGGGACAAAAATCATTTATGCGGAGGAAATCGACAAAGCCTCTGATATGGAGGAATAACACATGTTTGATGTTACCACACTGTCAAAGCGCTATTTTGGATTGCGTCTGACCGTTGAAGCGGATGACGGAAAGCGAGATATCGATCTGGAGATCGAGCCTCCGAAATTGAAAACGATGAAACGCCTCATGGCGCTCAGTAAATCCGGGGAGGATGAGAACCAGATTGATATGCTTACCGATGCGATGCAAAAGCTACTGTCTAAAAATAAGTCTGGATACAAGGTCCCGCGTGAATTGATCGAAGAACTCAATTTCGACGAACTGCAAGCGATTCTTGAAGCGTTTTTGTCGTGGGTTGCGGATGTGCAAAACCAAAAAAACTGAATGTCCCGTATTATCCCGACGAGGGTGATACGGGACATTTTGATATCCAAACATTGCTGGAAAAGCTCGTCAGCGAATACACGGGGTTTAATCTCCGCGAGGTTGACGAGCTTAATTATTTTGTTTTTTGCCTCTATTTGCGCGATGCGGCAATCTACCGCTATATGCAAACAGAAGAGGGGCAGGAATACCTTGAAAAATGCTGGACGATCCGGCAGACAGAACCGGACCGGGGTGCTTTGCGCGTTCAATTTGGAAATAAAGAGGCGAGTAGGGGGCGAGAAGATGAGCACAGGAAAAATTAAAGGCATCACGGTAGAAATCGGAGGAGACACAAGGCCGCTGAACGATGCCCTGAAAAAATCAGAAAAGCAGATCAAAACCACGCAAAGTGAACTGCGAGAAGTGAACCGGCAGTTAAAATTTGATCCCACAAATACAGAACTGCTCAGGCAAAAGCAAACCCTGCTTGCAAGTGCCGTCAGTGAAACCCGCCAGAAACTTGACACGCTGAAACAGGCCGAAAAGCAGGCACAGGAACAATTTAAGCGTGGAGATATATCCGCTGAGCAGTACCGTTCCCTGCAACGCGAAGTTGTCAAAACAGAAGGACAGTTAAAAAGCCTTGAAAAGCAGGCGGCACAGTCGAACGCAACGATCGAAAAGATTAAAGGCGTTGCCGACAGCGTATCGCAAGGGGCAAAAAAGGTCTCCGGAGCTATGGCTCCCGTGTCTGCTGCTATTGTGGGTGCGGGCGCGTATGCGGTTAAGGCAATGGATGAGGTTGACGTGGGGCTTGACACTTTGGCAACCAAAACCGGCGCAACCGGGGAGACTGCAAAAGACCTCCAAGAGGTATATAAACAGGTCGCAGAAGAAATTCCGGGCGATTTCGGGGATATCGGGGCTGCCGTGGGCGAACTCAACACGCGCCTTGATTTTACAGGAGAAAAGCTAAAGTCTGCGTCCGTGGATTTTTTGAAATTTGCGAAGGTAAACGGAACGGACGTAAACACGTCTGTACAGCTTGTTACCCGTGCAATGGGGGACGCGGGAATTTCGGCAGGCCAATACAAGCCATTGCTAGATGCTCTGACTGTGGCGGCTCAAAAAAGCGGAATCTCCATTGATACGCTGACGACCAACCTTGCGAAATATGGTGCGCCAATGCGTGCTCTAGGGATAGACACGGAAAACGCAATTGCACTCTTTGCTGGGTGGGAAAAGGCAGGCGTTAACACCGAAATTGCATTTTCAGGAATGAAAAAGGCGATCTCCACTTGGGGCGCTGCCAACAAAGACCCGCAAAAAGAGTTTGCAAAAACCATGCAGCAGATCAAAGACTGCCCAGACTTGGCGAGTGCGACGACACTCGCCATAGAAGCTTTTGGGCAAAAGGCAGGGCCGGACCTTGCCGACGCGATCAAGGGTGGCAGATTTGAGGTCGAATCTTACGCGAAAGCAATTCAAAACTCGGCAGGTACCGTAGAAAGCACATATAGCCAAGTTGTAGATGAAGTAGACGACGCACAGCTCGCAGCACAAAATCTGAAGCTAGGCCTGCATGACTTGGGGGAAACGGTAGCTAAAACGCTTGGGCCGATCTTTTTAAAGATTGCACAAAGCGTGAAGCAACTGCTGGATCGATTCAACGAGTTAAGCCCAGCAGGCAAGAAAACCGTTATGGTTATAGCTGGGATAGTCGCCGCGATTGCGCCTATGGCAGGCGTTGTCTCGGTAATCGCGAAAATGACATCGGGGATTATGAGCCTTTCCGAGACGTTTAAGACGCTCAAAAGCGCTACACAGGCACAAACGATAGCGCAAAAGGCGCTCAATCTCGTAATGAATCATAATATCATCTTTTTGGTTATCACGGCAATCACAGCACTTGTAGCGGGATTTATGTACCTCTGGAAAAACTGCGAAGGGTTCCGAAATTTTTGGATCGGACTATGGGACAAAATTAAGACGGTTACATCAAACGCAGTTGAAGCCTTGAAAACCTTTTTTACCGTCACGATTCCAAACGCCTTTAACGCGGTTATAGATTGGATCAAAGCTAATTGGCAAGGGCTGTTGCTCTTGATTGTTAATCCATTTGCAGGCGCGTTCAAGCTGTTGTATGACAACTGCGAAGGGTTTCGGAATTTCATCAATAATTTTTTGCAGAAAATCAAGGATTTTATTGTAAACACATGGAACTCTATAGTCACCTTTTTTACGGAATCGATTCCAAACGCTTTCGCGCAGCTCATCGCATGGTTTTCAGAACTGCCTGCAAAAATCGGCTATGAAATCGGCCGTATCCTTGCAAACATTGTAAATTTTGGCGTGAATGCGTGGAATTGGGTGACGACAGAACTCCCCAAAATAATACAAGGGATTGTTGATTGGTTTGCATCCCTTCCGGGCCGCATATGGACGTGGTTAGTCAATGCGGTTAATAACGTTATTGCATGGGGAACAGCTGTCAAAAATCACGCAACCGCGCTTATAAAGGCGGCCATAGATGCGGTTGTAAACTGGTTTGCTACCTTACCAAGTCGCATTTGGACGTGGTTGGTAAACGCTAAAAATCGAGTCACCGAATGGGGCGCATCCGTAAAAGAACGAGCGTCTGCCCTGACTAAGCAGACAATCGATGCGGTTGTTAACTGGTTCAAATCCCTTCCCGATCGTGTGAAAGAATGGCTGACTAAAACCAAAGACCGGGTGGTTTCTTGGGGAAAAGAAACAGCGCAAAAGGGCAAAGAGGGCGCACAAGACCTATTCAATAATATTGTCAACACCGTCAAAGAACTGCCCGGAAAGATGCTTGATATCGGCAAAAACATTGTTACGGGAATTTGGGACGGAATCAAAAATAAAGTGACCTGGATCAAAGACAAGATCAAGGATTTCGCAGGAGGAATCGTAAAAGGATTTAAAGATAACTTAGAAATCCACTCTCCCTCTCGCGTATTTGCGGATCAAATTGGCAAGTTTATCCCTGAAGGCATATGGCAGGGAATTTCCGGCGCGATGGGAAAGCTGCAAAGCAACATGAAGCAGAGCGTCGGCAGGCTTGTTGAGGCCACGCAGGGGAGCGTTAATGCCACAATGATGACCACGGCAGGCGGAAGCGCGGGTGGTAAAAGCATGTCATTTACGCAAAACAACACATTTAATGGTTACCAGAGCCGCGACGGCGCGCGCGCGGTCGAAGACCTGAACCGCAAACTTGGAATTGCGTACGGAGGTGCGTTTTAAGTGCGAAAAATTCAACTGAAAAACGCACATGGCCAGATATTTGACCTACTGCGCCGGGATGCGATCTTTAAGAATATGGATGGGATCGGCTTTCGAAAGGAAACCGATTTTTCCCGCGTTGGAGATGATTTTATCAAAGTGGAAAGCCTGTTGTCGCAAAAAGTGATAACAGGCACCATGCTTTTTGACAGCGAAGATGCGTACAACGAGTTTTTAAAATTTATCCGCTACGCCCCCCTACAATTTGGCTACAGCCAGCGGGACGAATGGCGCTACATTAAATGCATTGTATCCAACCTAAAAAAACGGGAGATCACGCCCTATAATGAGTTTTGTGAGGTCGATGTCGATTTTACCTCTATTTCACAATGGCAAAAGAATACACAAATTGTAACGGCGCAGCGCTCGGAAGGATCAGGTAAGACCTATGATTATGCCTACCCGTACTCCTATGTTGACGGAGCGATGGGGAGCGCAAAAATTATGAATACGGGGTGTGAAAACGCGCCTATGCGGTTCCACGTTTTCGGTCCCTGCCAACGTCCATTTTGGACGATGATGCAGTCAGGACGAGTGATCGGAACCGGGAAAGTGAACGCTGTTATCAACAGCGGAGAGCAATTGATAGTAGACAGCAGCCCTTTGACACTCGAAATGTCGCGCAGGGATCGAAACGAAGAACTGATCTGCGACGAATACCAAAACGGAGATTTTTCGACAGATCGATTTCTCCTAGCTCCGATCGGAGAAAGCGAATTGATTTTTTCGCACGAAGGTAGCGAAATTTTAAAGGTGATTATCGAGGTGAACGAGATTGCCGAAACAGTATAGGGCTGAAATATTCGCGCGGGATTTCGCGTTTCGCGGATGGTCGCAGGTCGAAAGCCCCAAAATCGTATATGACTATCTGACGCTTGAGGCAACGGAAATCAACCTGCCGAAGCATTTGGAATGCCAACGCGGTGATTATCTCTGCATGGAAGGATATGAAGGGATTGTAAAATCAATCGAATATGATAAAAACCGCACAAAATTGACCGTGAAGCCGCTTTTATCCCTACTAGACATACAGGTTTATTACGACCGGAACGCCATCTATATACAACCGCTGGAAACCTTTATTGCGGCGCTCGTCCAAAAAGAATTGATCGACACAGATGACGAAATACAGCGGGTGGAGGGCTTGCGGATTGAAACGCGCACGAATCAAATAGAAGGACGGCTGAATCTAAAAGACAATATCCATAAACTATTTGACGATATTATTTTAAAAGCCTTAACCAAATACGGAATCACGGTAAAAATGTCTCTCGACATTCACAAAAAAGAAATTAAATGCTCTATCGGCATGACGAAGGCAGCGCAGAAAACGATTGAGGCAGATTTGCCGGTCGTATTAGAGCAGTCAATTACTTTGCGCGACGATTACGGAGCCGCAAACAAATTCATTGCGGTCAACAAGCGGAATGAGAGCGAAACATTGACGTACTACGCAGAGGATTATGCGCCTCCTTGCGTACAGGTTGTGGAATATATCGACGATGACGATTTTTCGGGGAAGGCAAAGGAGAGGTCGGACGAGGCGCTTGCAAAAGCAGAGTTTGAGAATTGCATTGAAATTGTACTACAGGAAGAAAACACATTTTTAGGAGGAGCGGAGGTCGGGGACCGGGTGAATGTCATAAAGGACGGAATTGTATACCCCACTGTTTTGACCGGATATGAAATTGAACGCGGACGGATGCGGTATATTTTTGGAGCCATCCGGATTGAATTGACGAAAATATTAATTATGGAAAGAAGAAATGGAAAATGATCGAACTAAAAACGCTTGACAAATCGCGGGTAAATCCCGTAGATGACGGCGTGCTTTACAATGCCCTTGCGGGCGAAAGCGGTATTTTAACGGGTTGCGGGCTGACGGCAGTCGGAGGCGCGCAAGTGCAGATCAGAGATGGATACTTGATTTTATGCGGCAGGGTATGCAAAGTGTCCCAGGAGGTACTATACGCTAATTTGTCCGCGAATGGAACGCAGGAAGGGCAATTAGTTACAGTGATTGATCTGTCAAATGCAGAAAATCCGATAAAGTTTGAAACGCGTCTGCCGAAAGGCGAATTGATGCAAGGGGATATCAACGCAGGCGGAACGATTTACGAATTGGAAATTGCAACGTATACAGCAAATGAATTGTCCGTAAAAAGCATCACAACTACGGCAAATAAAATAGGACTAGCGAAAGAAAAAACACTCGGCCAACCCTCCGGCATCGCCACTCTCGACAGCAGCGGCAAGCTTGCGCAGATGCCTACGGCGGCGGATGTGGGGGCGGTGCCGTCAATGCTTACGGATATCATATATGTTG